TCATCCTTATCAATGACGGTGAGAAAGTGAAGATTGCACGTGGTGTTAATTCACTGACAACCACAACTACTAGTAAGGGTGCAGACTTTAAAAAGATTAAGATCGTTGAGGGCCACGATTTAGTTCAAGAGGATATTACTCGTACCTTCAATGACAACTATGTTGGTAAAGTTAACAACAGCTATGATAATCAAGTTCTATTCATTACGGCTGTTAATGCTTACTTTAAAGGTCTTGAAGGGGATGTATTAGACCCTGCAGCTGATAACAAAATCGGGATTGACGTATACGCACAGCGCCTTGCCTGGGAAAGTATTGGTACTGACACTACTGAATGGGACGATCAAAAAGTTAAGGAAACTTCTTTCCAAAGCACGGTATTTATCTCTGGTCCTTTGAAGTTCTTAGATGCAATGGAGGACTTAGATTTCAAAATTGCTGTATAGAAAAGGGTGATATAAATTGACTAGACCGAATGCAAGTGAAGTCATTAACGGGACATATGGCACAGTGTGGGTAAACGGCGAGTTGTGGGCGGAGGTTGATTCCTTCGAGGCTAAAGTAACTGTGGAATATGATGATATTAAATTTGCAAACCAAAGCGGGACCTTTCAAAAGGCTACCGGCTGGAAAGGTGAGGGTAAATTAACTCTTAAAAAGATTTACTCCCGTGTGCAGCGAGCTATGGCTGATAACGTGAAAAAAGGCATTTATCCTCGTTTTGAGATCGTGGGGAAAGTTGCAGATCCAGACGCTCGAGGGTCTGAACGTGTAGCTATCCACGATGTAACTCTTAAGGAGTTTAATTTGCTTAAATTCGATCAAAAAACATTAGGCAGTGAAGAAATTTCGTTTTCATTCAGTGATTACGATATGGTTGATATGATTAATTAGGAGAAACGAATATGAGTAAAAAGTTAACAATAAAAGATCTACTAGCTCAAAAAGCACAACTCAAGCAAAAGAAACAGCGTACACAGACCTTGTATGTTGAGTCTCTTGACGCTGAAATTGTAATCCAAGAGCCTAGCAGAGCACTTGCTTTAGAGGCCTTAGAGATGGCACAGGACGACATGCAAAGCGATAAAGCAGATCCGTATTTGGTTTATCAATGCGTGGTTGAGCCGAACCTTAAGGACCCGCAATTGCAAAAAGAGTTTGGTTGTGTGGAACCAACAGATATTGTATCTATGATCTTTCGTTCTGGAGAAATCGGAGCTATCAGCGGACATGCGCTCCAGTTAGCCGGTTTCGGACAGGGTGTTAAAAAGGTCGACGCTGACCTAAAAAACTAATTGAGAGTGATGCTGAATTTCGTTTTTTGCATCACTATATCCAAAGGGGTTTCACTCCTGATTATCTACTTAATGTAGATTTATTTACGAAGCGGCTCATGATGCAGTCGATGCTATTTTATTATCAAAATGAAAATAATTAATAAGGCGGCTGATTTGGCTGCCTTTTTCTGTTGTGAGAAGGAGGTGAGGAAGTGGGAGCAAAAGATATTTCTAAAACGATGTCCCTTAGAGACGGTGTAACCGGAACACTCGAAAGGATTAACGCGGGTACTGTACGCTATAAAAAGACCCTGAAAGAGTTGAAAGAGGTTGCCAATGAAACCTGGTCAAGTATAAAAACCGGTGTTAGTATGGCGGCTGCTGCAACTAGTGCAATGGCTACTGCTGCCGTAGCACTTGGTATTAAGGCTAACTCCAGTGCAGAAATGGCACAGAAATCTTTCGAAATCCTCCTTAAATCTCACGATGGCGCAATAAAAATGGTAGCAGATCTTCAAAAGTTAGCTACTGATTCACCTTTTGAATTTGTTGGATTGCAAGAAGCGGCTAAAACCATGTTAGCGATGGGAATTGCGGGTAATAAAGTTGTTCCGATGCTTTACAGTATTGGGGACGCTGTAGCAGCTTCGGGTGGAGATACGGAACAAATGAAAGGTATTGCTCTTGCTATCGGACAGATCCAAACTAAAGGAAAACTTAGTGCAGAGGAAATGAATCAATTAGCAGAGCGCGGTATCCCGGCGTGGTCTATTTTGGCAGAAGAAATGGGTAAAACTCCTGCTGAATTAATGAAGCTAGGGGAGCAAGGAAAGTTGCTTTCAGGTCAGGTCTTACCTTTGTTAATAGACGGATTGAATAAGCACTTCGGCGGATCGATGAAGGAAATGTCTAGTACATTCGAATATACTATTTCGAATATAAAAGAGACAGCCACTTTGGGTTTGGCTGGAATTACTAAGCCACTCTTCAATGAAATTAGAAATGATCTACAAAAAGCCCAGGATTTTATGTCCGGTAATAACTTCAGTGCCATAACCGACCGTATTTCTAAAGGGCTTGTGAGTGTCTACAACGGGGCAAAAGCGGTAGCTGGTGCAATGTTTTCAATTGCTAATTTTATTATTACTAACTGGAGTAATATAAGTCCAATAGTCTATGGGGTTGTGGGTTCTATAGTGGCATATAGACTTGCTGTAATGGCTGCGAATACTTGGAACCTAATTACGATTGCCTCACAGAGAACGTTAGCTTGGTGGACGGCATTTTACGGAACCGCCGCTGCTTCATCTGGAGGAAAAGTAGGTATACTCACTCTTGCACAGCATGGGTTAAATGCTGCTATGAGAGCAAACCCAATCGGATTTGTTATTACGTTGTTGGGGCTACTTTACGTGGCAGGAACCTACATTGTACAAAATTGGGAAACCGTAAAGCTGGTAGGAATGAATACTTGGAACACGGTTGTCTCTGCTGTTCAATGGGCTGTAAATATCATGATTGATTATGGGAATGAGATGTTACGTGCTTTCCAATATGTATTTAAAGGTATCGAGTTTGGCGGGGTATCGATGTGGAACGGAATCGTCTCTGCTGCAGAGATGGGTGTTTCAGCACTTCTCTCACCATTAAATGATATCCGTCAAGCAGTTGGTATGGATGCTATCAGCGTCAATTTTAGTGCGGCCAAATTTAATGCCGTAGCTCCTACATGGGATAATAATTTTAGTCCTATTCCAAAAGTAGATTTTGGTAAGGCTAAATTCTCTGATGATACAATCATGGCTCAAATACAGAAGAGCAAGCAAGAACAAGATGCGAAAAGAGCAAATGGTTTAGATAAGTTGATTACTGCCTTAGATGATAATACTGCTGCAACTGAAAATAACACCTCATCTACAGATGGAAATACAGCCGGTGTAGATGGATTAAATGGGACCCTCAAGAAGGGTATCGCGGTGGATATAACGGCAGAGCAAATTGCCGATAAGTTATTCCCAAGACTTGAACGTCACTTGTACGGAACTTAAGGGGGTGGCTTCATGATCAGTGTATTTATTAGCATAAACAATAATGAGGAAGTACTGCAACTACCGGTACCTCCAATGAAATATACAATCCCCGATCCTTGGAACAATCAAAAAGTGGAAGGACTTAAACAGTCACTCAACTTAATTGGATTAAGGGGGCTTCAATCTATTACGATTGAGTCTTTTTTCCCAATTGAGGGTCACGACTATCCCTTTTTGCAGAACCGTACCATGTGGGGAAGGCAGTATGTTGAAACCATTAAACGGTGGAGAGAACGCCGATTCCCCATTAGACTCATTATCATTGATAATGCCGGTAATCAGGATGTAAATATGGCTGTTACTATAGACGATTTTCAAACAGAAGTTAGACAAGATGGGGACATTTACTATACCTTGGCCATGACGGAATTTCCATTTGTCAGCACGGCGGTGAATTAAATGTTTAAAATAATGCTAGTTAAAAATCAGTTAGAAGCTCGATATGATTTGACCCCCATAGTGGGGTCTTTTTCATGGGACAGTTACTTGTCATTAACCTCTGTTTTGGAGATGACAGTAATATGGAATGATACTCAATTCTTTCCTACTAATCCTTGTGATCTCGGTGATATGGTTATTGTTACTAAAGATGATGAAGAAATCTACCGTGGCATCTTGGTTAATGAATCGAAGAATGGACGGCAACCGATCACATATAAGGCATATGATTTCGCGTGGTATCTTGACAAGTCGAAAAGTGTGTACCAGTTCAATGGTGTATCTGCTGATAGTGCTATTACTAGGATACTAGAAGATTTCGGGATGATGATCGGGACCATTGCACCCATGAGCGCAAACATAAAAAAGATTTATATCCAACAATCTCCTGCTGCAATTATCGATGACATTATTAAGCAGCAAGAGCAACAAAGTGGGATTAAATATTCAGCAGAAATGGATAAAGGAAAAATATCCATTGTCGCAACTCAGGACCGTGTCATTACAGGTACGTTTCGGATTTCTGAAAATGTAGAGCCTTATGATGTTCTTGCAAACCCATTAGAAGCTACTAGGACACGTAGCTTAGAAGAACTAAGGAACAGAATTAAGGTTATTACCTCCGATTCTGATACTTATGAAACTAAGGCACTCACCCAAGACACGGAATCTGCATCTCATTATGGGTTATTAGAAGAGACTGTAAAGATCGAAGCAGAGGATGTGTCTAAAAGTAAGAGAGTGGCCGAGATCCTTTTGAAACGATTGAACCGGATCCAGGAAACGAATAAGTTGAAACTCATGGGTGATGTTCAGTTTAAAGGCGGGTATCTTTTTGATGTGGAAGAGCCTGTAACCGGAATGACTGGAAGACTCATGATAAAATCATGCAAGCATTCAGTGTCTAACCAGATTCACACGATGGAATTGGAATTAGTCTTGCCAGAGGATGTGGCGTGATGAGTAATCTTCAAAAATTAGCTAACTTGTTTGCCGAAAGAACAAATCCTACTTATATTAATATCACTACAGGGTTAGTTATATCTGAATCCCCGTTACGTGTTCAGTATGGAGAAAGTGTCATACTGGATGAGACACATCTGGTTATATCCAGCCGAATAGAGACTCTTTCGCTTCAATCTGGGGATAAAGTCATATTAGTTCCCGATAATGATTTCAATAAATGGTATATGCTTGATAAGGTGGGAAGTATATGAGTCTACCAAAGATCGCTCAACTTCAATTTGATAGAGAAGAACTTTCGACTGTAACGGTATCTCAAAATATTAATAACACAACATTCGACTGGGATTTTGAGATTGGTGATTTCGCCAAAAAAGACGGACGTCTGGTAAAAGTGA